TTATTAAATATATGCCAATTGATAAATCATCCATAGATATGATTTCTCCTATTTTTGATTTATCAACCAAAAGAACTTTTATGGAAGGATTCAACTCTAGCTTAAATCCTAATTTTAATTATAATCCACAATTAATTCCTCAACAACAAAGAAATATGTTAGCTTTAAAACCTGTAAAAAGATCTGTTAGTGAAACAAAGAAAAAATATGTTGCTTCTATACAGGATTGGAAATGCGGTCAATGTAATAAAAAATTAAAGCATACATTTGAAATAGACCATAAAATACGTTTAGAACATGGTGGTGGAAATGATGTAACTAATTTAGTTGCTCTTTGCCGAGAATGTCATGGTGAAAAAACATCTATGGAGAATATGTAAAATATTATTGTATTACTTATATATATATATTAATACAATGAATTCATCTGTAAACCCAATAAGTAAAAAAGAAGTTCAACGGATTTGGAATTTAGAATATGAAATGGAAGGACTACCAGCTGTTTTATTATTAATAGTATTTGCTATAATAATTATCGGTATATTATACGCATCATTTCCTCATGTATTTGTAGCTAAATTTGGCTATTCTATTATTCTTACAGTCATTTTAATATTTATATTTATTGGAATATGGAGTTTTTATAGTAGTTACAAAAAAATTTATACAAGTGGAACGATAGAAACATTTATTCAAAATTATTCAAAAATACCTATATTTATTACCGCATTTTTAATACTTAGTTTAATAATTGGAATTATTTATCTTTTAGGTATTTTTACAACTCCATTCAAAAATAATTTAGGTCTTTTAATAAATTATATTATTATTTTAATTTTATTATTAGGAACCGCATTTGTATTTAAAAAAACATCAACTAAAGATGAACAAATATTGGAAAAAATGCCAAAATATATGCAGCAATTTTATACTGAAAGAAAAAAATACATGATGATATTTTTTGTTTTTATGTTATTTATAATTGGTCTTTATCTTTATAATCCTTCGGGGTTTATGACTAAATATGGTGGAGCCAGTGTATTTATAAGTATATTTATGGGAATCGCTTTATTATTGATTGTAATAGGATACGATAAATTTTATACTGATCCTGAAAAGGCAGGTGCTTATGAAAAATATTGGGAAAATTGGCCTAATTTATTTAAATTTTTTAAAGGATTTTATATATTATTTGGCTTAGGAATATCTGCGTTATTTTTTTATTGGATTATATATGCTCTTGGATTTTTAGATCAGAATGAAGATAAAAGCAGTAAGGAATATATTATAAAAGTAATCGTAAATTTAGTTATTTTTATAGGTATATTTTCTATTATATACAAAACTGTTAACGCCGGAGGATTTTTTTCTAGTAACCCTTTATTTCGGCTTATTTTTAATACCATTTTATATATCCCTTGTTTGTTAGTTATTATAGTAGATTTTATAGTAGATTTGTTTAGCAAAAAACCAGTAGATGTTGCTGCCGCAAATGCGGTTGCTGCCGCATCAACACTTCATGGAGCTACAACTGATGTAACATCAAAATCGTCTATATTAGGAACTACTACAAAGAATGATTTCATATTTTTAGGAATATCTCTTACTGTATGTGGACTTTATGTTTTAATTAGTTATGTAATTATTCCATATGGAAGGAATAAATATTATAGTCAAGGTGGATTACAATTAGTAAATGATCCTATACCAACAAATCAACTAACAAATGTAGCTACTTACGATAAATTAAATAGTTCTGGTATATATAATTATCATTTTGCTTTGTCCTTTTGGTTTTACATTGATTCATTTCCTCCTAGTACAAGTGAATCATATTTAAAACCTGTTCCCATTTTATCTTATGGTGACAACCCATGTGTCAAATATTATTCGCGTACAAATAGTATAATTATAACTGTAAAACAAAAAACAGAGAATGCCGATATTGTTAGTTCAATACAAAATTTAGAATCAAATATAAAAGCGGAAAATATAGAAAAATGGAACAAATTTCAAGATAAGATTAAATCTGGAATAGAAATGGTTAAAGCATTACCTATCAGTAATGAAGATGACGAAAATGGCAATAGAATAATTTATCAAAGAAAAGGAATATTATTACAAAAGTGGAATAATATAGTTCTTAATTACAATGGAGGAACTTTAGATGTTTTTTATAATGGGGAATTAGTCAAGTCTGCCATTGAAGTTGTTCCAGAAATTAAAAAAGATATGTTAACCGTAGGAACAAATAATGGTATAAATGGCAGTATAGCAAATATTTTATATTTTGACCATCACTTGAATTATTTAACAGTAAATAGATTATATACAATGCTTAAAAATAAAAATCCACCTACTATCTCAACAACGATTGTAATTTAATTTCATTGTTTCAGATATAAACACTTTAAAACAAATACAAATACAAAATGAAAATATAAATATATAAAGGAAAAATTTCTAAAGGTATAATATAATGGAAACTAAAATTTTATTGATATTTGTTATTATTGTTATTTTATTAATTATTGTTATTGGGTATATTTCTCAAGATATAAATACTTTAACCGGTTTAACAGAAGCAACCACTTTACAAAAAATAGATGCTACTGATTTAGACAGTAGTAATTCAAATAGTAGCAACTTTACTTATTCTATTTGGTTTTACATTGACGACTGGAGTTACAAATATGGTAAACCAAAGATTATTTTTGGTAGAATGACTCCTGGAACTGAAGCCGACACAAATGAACCTTGTCCTTCTGTTGTTTTAGGTGCTACGCAAAATAATATTGTTGTTTCTTTAGCCGTTTATCCTACATACGATGTTGTTCCTGATGAAACAGTTAAATTTATTGTAAATAGGTTTGCTATCGCTAATATTTCTATACAAAAATGGGTTAATTTATTTGTTAGTGTATATGGACGCACCATGGATATATATATTGATGGCAAATTAGTACGAACTTGCATTTTAGATGGTGTTGCTAAAATAGACTCTAGTGCTCCTGTCTATATTACTCCTTATGGTGGATTCTCTGGTTGGACGTCCAGATTTCAATATTGGAGCACTGAATCCGATCCTCAAAAAGCCTGGGATGTTTATAAAAAGGGATACGGAGGTAGTATGTTGGGCGGTGTATTCGGAAAATACACCGTTAAAGTTTCATTGATGGAAGGAGATACAGAAGATTCTAGTGTTACTATTTAACTTTATAAATAACGTGATAAAATGATACTTTTTCTTTTATAATATATATATAAGATGAATTCTATGCAACAACAAGCTCCAGCACCCGGTTTAGGAAGTGGTTCTCCTTTTAATGAATTTACTTCTACTTCAGCTACAAGTGCGACGAAAGAATTTTTTGAATCTAATAGTATAGTCGCAAAATTTGCCTTTTTATTGTTAGTTTTGGTTGTTTTTTCTATTTTACTTCGTTTAGGAATAGCTATAATAGGTTACTTTTTAGGTATCAATGACTCGCCTAAATTAATTACAGGTATGATTGATGCTCAGCAACAACTAATTATTCCACAGGATCCAGAAGATTCTTCTTCTGTAACTATTACTCGTTCAACAAACGCAACAGATGGTATTGAATTTACTTGGTCTTGTTGGATATATATAAAAGATATAACTGTCAATTCAAATCAGTATAGATGTGTTTTTTATAAAGGTAATGATTATTATCCTAATCCTAATAAAGAGAATGGTGTTGGATTAAATTTTCCCAATAATGCGCCGGGGTTATATATTGCTCCTAACACAAATGATTTAGTTGTATTTATGAACACATTTAAGGTTATAAATGAACAAGTTACTATTAAAGATATTCCTATTTTAAAATGGGTTAATGTGATTATTCGTTGCCAAAATACTACGCTTGATGTCTATATTAATGGAACCATCGCAAAAAGCCTTGAGTTACATGGAGTTCCTAAGCAAAACTATGGAAGTGTATATGTCGCAACTCAAGGTGGGTTTTCCGGTTATATTTCTAATTTGTGGTATTATAATTATGCTCTTGGAACTTCTGAAATTAATAAATTAGTAAATAAAGGTCCTGATACTACAATGACTGGCGGCGATTCTATCAATATGAAGAATGCCGATTATTTGTCATTAAGATGGTTCTTTTATGGAAATACAAATGCGTATAATTAGTAAAATCAATAAAAATGAATATATATATTTAATAAAAATGAATAAAAATATAATATAATAAAATATTAGTATATTATATGAGTTTAGCTGGATCCATAAATAATTTATTTAAAAAATATAAAAAACCATTAGCTATACTTGTTTTAATATTTTTTATGTATAAGATATTCAAATATTATAGTTCTAGTTATGAAGGATATTCTTCTAAAAGTCAATGTACATCATATCAAAATTGTGCTCAATGTGTTAATAATAATGATGGTAACTCAAATTCACCTTGTTGGTGGAGTAACGACAAAGATAAGTATGGTAATACAAAAGGATGTAGTGCATTCAACGATAAAGGATATTCCAGAACTTGTTCCACTCCTACTCCTACTCCTACTCCTACCACCACTTGTGAAAATAATAAAAATTGTACAGATTGTATAGGAAGTACTAACAATTGTTTTTGGGGCGATCGCGATCAAAAATGTAGCTCAACTAGTAAAACCGGTTACGGTAAAATATGTTCTGGCTCAGACCCTACTTGTCCAAAATGTGACGAATGTCCAAAACTAACATTATTAAAAACACCTACTTTTATTACTGCGCAATAAATATTATTTTATTTATTTAATGTTTTATTTATGAAGAATTTATATTAATTTATTAAATAAATTAATATATTAAGATGACTTGTAATAGTAATTGTTATTTACCAAATCCTCCAAGAGCTTGGTCAAGAGTTCAAAATAGTTGTTCTCTTTCTGATGATTTTCAAGAAGGAATACAAGTTAAACTTCCATATTCAGGAAAATTGGTTTCTACATCCACATTATATTTAGAATATGCCATGTTAAACAAAGGCAATGTTCTACAATACAAGAAAAATAGTAGCAACTTAACAAAACAACAACGTTATGCACAAATTGCCAAAGGACTATGGACTAATCGTAATACAACTTGGGCTACACAATCAACTCGCGGATATACCAATCCTAACAATCAAAGTTTAGAACGCGTCAATTCAATCAATATTACCTTAGATGGTGCTCCTACTACAGCGCCAGTAACTTGCCCTAAACCTTCAAATATTGTATATCCACTTTTGCCTCCTTCCAACAATAGCGGTTCTGCCAATCCCGAAGTTATTCCTCCTCCTCCACCTCCACCAACTGAAAGTTCCGGAACTGCGTTACCACCTGCCATTGTTGAACCACCAGTTGAACCGATTGTTATTCGGGATTTAGGAACATTGGTTTGCGGCACACAGGAAAATGTTTGTACTGGAGAAATTATTCGGCAGCCAACTAATATTATATGTCATCCTACGAGTGATAGTGATGTGCCAGGCCCGCTTATGGAGCTATGTTGGAATGATGGAACACCTACTTGGTATCCCAGGCAGCGATATATTATGACTAATAGTGCTAATAAATGGCCTGTTAATGCGACGTTGTTGAGCGCAATTAATATACCAGCTCCAGTTATTACCTCTGTAACTAATACAGGAAATGAAGTCACTTTAACTTGGACACAAGATGAAACATGTTTACCTGTAACAGAATTTATTATTTATGAAGACGATATTCCTATAAAAATTGTATCAGGAAATACATTTACAACTACTATTATTTTTGATATTAGTGATAATTGTATAATATACACATTTTATATAATAGGAACTAATGGCACCATTGTATCTGAATCATCTAATTCAGTATCTGTAACAGTTTGTTATAGTTTACCAGTTATTACAACGGTTACATGTTGTTACAAAACAGCAACTATTTCATGGACAAATAGAGATTCACCAGATTATTATATATTAAATCAAGATGGTATTCCAATATCAAATTCAGCAACTTCACCTTACATAGTGTCAAATCTAACAAATGGTGTAACATATACTTTTACTGTTACCGCGGTATATCCTGGAGCTATAGAAAAAACTTCGGCTTCTTATACTTCTCCGCAACCTCAAACATATACATATTTTAGTTATACAGGAACTTCTACAAGCTCACCGAATGGTTCAAACACAAATATTTCTATAACTTCATCTGGAACATTAACCTATAATTGTCCTATAGAAATTAATAATGTTCCTATAGTATTGGTTGGTGGTGGCGGTGGTGGTGGAGGTGGTTACATTAATGTAACCACTGTGCCTTTGTCTACTTATAACAGTGGCGGTGGCGGTGGCGGTGGTGCTATTATATCTTCTTCTATTAATATACAATATAATATTCCAATTATTATAAATATTGGTGCTGGTGGAATTGGTGGAACTGGTGGTGGACAAAATGTTACTGGTTCAGCAGGGTCAAATGGGATAACTACAACTGTTAGTTCATATAGCGCACCAGGTGGAGGAGGCGGTGGTATAAGCTTAACACCTGAAAATGGAAGTGGCGTAACTGGTGGAATTGGGGGAATTGGTGGAATTGGGGCTGGTAATGGTGGCATAGGTGGCACACCATCTGGCATTTCTGGTAATGGAACAAACGGAACATTTC